GACGGCGTGGCACAGTTCATTCAGTCCATCATGGTGTTTACCAACTGCCTTGTGGACAAGGACGCGCTCGACCAAGTAAAAGAGCTTGGCGCAATGTGCCTGAAATCCACTTCTGGTCTGCCCGCTTCTGTTTCTCAGATTGCAAACGAGCTTGACCAGCAGCAGAGCCAGACCTTGCTTGATTCCATGTTGAACGTGTACCGCAGCCTGACTGCCATGCCTAGTGCCACTGGCAGCGAGAACGCAACGTCCGACAACGTGGGCGCAGTCATCGTCCGCAACGGATGGAATCACACCGAAGCGAGAGCGCAGCAGTACGAGAATATGTTCAAGTATGCTGAACGCCAGAGCTTGTCTGTGATGCTCAAAATTCTGCGTGACACGGCTGGTTCTAAGCTGATGGCAAGCGACATCAACATCAAACTGCCACGCCGCCAGTACGACAACCAGCAAAGCAAGGTTCAGATTTTTGCACAGATGATTCAGCAGCCGATTGACCCGCAGTTGGCGTTCACCACGCCCGGTCTGTTCCCAGACCCGCAGGCTGCTTACGAAATGAGCAAGCCATTCCTTATTGCCGCTGGCAAGCTGGGCGAGGATGGGAAAGCACCGAAGCCGCAGAAACAGCCAACAGACCATATTGTCGACGCTAACAATATGGTCAATAAACAGGCTAACGCAAAGAACGGAGGAGAAAAATGAATTTCGCAAGTGCTTTGTTTGCTCTTAAACGAGGGCGCAAAATTAAGCGTCATCATTGGACTGGTTATTGGTGCTTGGGGTCTAAAGATTCTAAGAAACCTTATGTCGAGATGCACTGCTACGATGGCAAGATTGTAAATCTTGCTGATTCAGAAGACATTCTGTACACCATGGAAAATATGGCGTGTGACGACTGGGAAATCGTTGGTGAATGGAAGTAAAGGATCTTGCCTTTGCATATTCCGGCAGGGAAGCCGGGATACAAATTTCGCAGCGTTGCAGGGAAGCAACGGTAAAAAAACGCAGGAGGAAATTAACAATATGAAACTCAATGTGTTGCTTGGTGATGCCTACAAAGAGGGCATGACCGCCGATGAAATCATTTCTGCGCTTGAAAAGGTTGCAGACCCTAACGCAGAAGTAGAGAAGCTGCGCAACGCCGTGACGAAAGCCAATGGCGAAGCTGCTGAGTACAAGAAGCAGCTCAAGGCAAAGCGCACCGATGACGAGAATGCTGCGCAGGAACAGGCTGACAAGCTGGCAGAGATGCAGAAACAGATTGAAGCCCTGACTGCCGACAAGGAGAACCTCGTCAAGGAAAAGACCCTTGCATCTTACCGTGAGAAGTTCGTTGCGCAGGGTTATGACGCTGAACTGGCTGGAAAGGCTGCATCCGCACTGGCTGACGGCGACATGGACAAGGTGTTTAAGTTCCAGTCGGAGTTTATGACCGCCCACGACACCGCATACAAGGCTTCTCTGCTGAAGGATATGCCCACACCTCCGGGTGCGGATGGCAAGGGCGGCTCTGACAGCGAAGGTGTGGCGTTTGCTAAGAGCCTTGCACAGCAGAACGCAAACACTTCTAAGGCATCGAGTGACGCAATGAGTGCTTTCCATTAACAAGGAGGAAAACATGAAGTTTATCCGAAACACGGTCAACGGAATCAACGATACCATCCTTGCTTCCAATGACTACACCGCCATCCCCTTTACCGTAACCGAAACTGCTGCGGTTAAGGCTGGCTATCCCATGACGCTGGCTGGCAAGAAAGCTGTTGCTACTGGCGAGACTGGTTCTAAGACTATCAACGCTGACGGCATCCTGCTGTATGACGTTGACCCGGCAGAGAACTCCAACGCTGCCCTGCTGATTCGTGGTGTTATCGACACCAAGAAGGCGGCAGCAAGTTCCAGCTTCACCTTTGACGCTGACGCAATCAAGGCACTCAAGACCGCCGTCCCTGGCATCTTCTGCCGCGACAACATCAGCGTGAACGCTTAATAGGAGGTAAAACAACATGGCACTGAATCTTAAGGAAGTCTTTGCCCCGGCTGCGATTGCCGCCTATTGGACGAACGACCCTACCAACGCGATGCCCTTTGCATCTGATGCGCTGTTCCCCGCAAAGAAGAAAGCTGGTCTTGATCTGAAGTGGCTGCGCGGTCACAAGGGCGTTGGCGTTTCTCTGATGCCCAGCGCATTTGACGCAAAGGCTACGTTCCGCACCCGTGAGGGCTTCAAGTTCGATGAGACTGAGATGCCGTTCTTCCGTGAGGGCTACCATCTGGGCGAGAAAGACCGTCAGGAAATCCTGCGTGTTCTGGACAGCAACGACCCCTATGCTCGTGACGTGATGAACCGTCTGTACGATGACACCGCACAGCTTATCACTGGTGCACGTATCGTACCCGAGCGTATGATCTGGCAGCTGCTGGCTCCCGCCAATGGTGTTCCTGGCATCACCATCAAGGCAAACGGCGTGAACTACACCTACAACTACGACCCGGACGGCGGTTGGAAATCCACCAACTTTAAGGATATCAGTGGTGTCGCCAAGTCTAAGTGGTCTGCTGCAACCGCCACTCCCATTGCTGACCTGAACGCCGCAAAGGACGCTGTTCTTGCAAGCGTTGGCGAGGTTGTGACTGAGGTGTACATGAACACCGCAACCTTCCGCAACATGATTGCTGCGGACGAGGTGAAGAATCGGTTTATGACCGTCACCGCAAAGGCGAACGCCGTTCTACTGGATGCCGAAGCACGGCAGATTATCGAATCTGCAACCGGTCTGACCATCCATCTGTATGACAAGATGTTCAAGGCAGACCAGTACAGCGCAAGTGAAAAGTATCTGCCTGACGGCATGGTGGTGGTTGCTCCTTCCGGCGCTCTGGGTAGCACTTGGTACGGTACTACTCCTGAGGAAGCCGACCTGCTGTCTGGTCAGTCTGGTGCATCTGTGTCCATCGTGAACACTGGCGTTGCCATCACCACTGAGCTGACCATTCACCCGGTCAACGCCAACGTCTATGCTTCTGAAATTGTCCTGCCGTCCTTTGAGCGCATGGACGCTGTGTACTGCATCAAGGCTTACTAAGGCGAAAGGAGGAAAGCAGCATGGGAGACCAGTATTCCGAAGCGGCAGTCAAGCTGGGGCAGTACATTGCCCCTGCACTTGACCGTGAAATCACGGACGAGGACTACCCACTCTTCGACCTGCTGCTTGATTTTGCCAAAGACAAGATATTTGCGCAGGGCTACCCATTTGGTAACAGACCGGACGAGCTGCCCTTGCAGTATCAGTCGTTACAGATACGCATTGCAGCGGAACTGTACAACCACATCGGTGCAAACGGACAGACGAGCTACACCAACAATGGCATTACTCGTGTGTGGGAAAGTTCCGATGTGGCGCAGTCCCTGCTGAATGAAGTAGTTCCGAGAGTAGGTGTTATCGGCTGATGTTCAATGGAAGCCCGCTAGATAAGCGCCCGCTGTGGTATTCAAATCCGGTTGGCAAAAAAACACCTATCGTGGACGAGTGGGGCAACGAAACCGGCGAATTCGCATACGAATCGTGGAGCAAACCCGCAAAGCTGATGCTGAACGTCAGCCCGCCTACTGGTTCTGCGGAAGCAAACCCTTTTGGAGCGTTCACGGATTACAGCTACGTTGTCAGTTCGTCCAGCAAAAAGCACAACACGCCGCTTTATGAAGGTACGCGCGTCTGGTTCCAGACGGACGTTTCAAAGCCCTTCAATTACATTGTGGTCAAGGTCGCAGAGCATATCACGGACACACTGTATGCGCTGAAAGAGGTGGCTGCAAGTGAAAATTAAAGTGAGGTTGAGCGATGCCGGACTTCGTGATGCGGAACGTCAGATACAGGAGTACAAAGCCACCCTGAACAAAAAGGCGCAGGAGTTTGCAAAGGCGTTGGCTGACAAAGGGCTTGACGTGGCAAAAGTTCGTTTTGCGAACGCACAGTATGCTGGTAGCAACGATGTTTCTTGCCATGTTGAGCAGAACGGAGCCGCCTGTTCCATTATTGCAGAGGGCAAGTCGGTTGCTTTTATCGAGTTTGGCACTGGCGCACATCACAACGGATATGGCGGTGAGTTGCCGCCCGGTGTTGGGGCGCATGGCTCCTACGGTCAAGGCAAGGGCGCTGGCAGACGTTGGTACTACTACGGTGACCCCGGCAATGCAGGAACCTATGTGGATACCGTTCCCGGCAAAGGTCAGTTGAATTACACCAGCGGCAACGAACCGGCTATGGCTATGTGGGGAGCTGTTGAGGAAATGGCTTCTCAGGTCGAAGCAACGTGGAGGGAGGTTTGGAATAGTTGATTGATTATTTCAATTCTATCTTCACGGTTGCTGCTAAGGAACTGCGAAAGCAAGTTCCCGGCATCTTTGTTACTGGCGAAATCAATGACAGCAATGTCAAAAAGTTTCCGTGTGTGCAGATAGAGGAAAACAGTAATCTCCCGGTTCACCGGGATTCTGCCAGCCGAAGCAAGTACGCCGCTGTTTCCATTCGTGTGCGTGTATATTCCAACAAAACCAACGGACGCATTGCAGAAGCACGTTCCATCGTTGGAATCGTGGATTCTGTATTGGAACCGCTCAATTTCTATCGCAAATCATTTGCCCCGTTGAATGGGCTGTACAACAATTCCGTCTATCGGATTGATTGCAGCTACGGGGCAACAATCGGAGAGGACGGAATGATTTACCGAAAATAAGGAGGCAAACATTCTATGAGTACTGCTATCTCCGGTCTGAATACCACCTTGTATTGTGGCGACAGCGCAACCGCTCTGACGAAGCTGTGCGACATCAAGGATGTACCCGACCTGATCTCCGAGCCTAACCTTCTGGATGCCACCACTCTGTCTGACCCTATGCAGGTCAACATCTTTGGCATTATCCAGAGTGACACCAAGTCCTTTACTGCCAACTACAACAAGACTGACTACAAGAAGGTCAAGGAGGCTGGCTATGATGAGACTTCCGAGAGCAACGCCGTAAAGTACTACGCCCTGAAGATGCAGGACGGCTCCGGCTTCACTTGGCAGGGTATGCATCAGGTTGGTCTGTCCGGCTTCGGTGTGGACGAGGTTGTTGAAATGACCATCAACTGCATCTTCACCAAGAAGCCTGAGTTCAGCGAGACCCTGACTGTCAATGGCGGCTAAATCGCAAAAATCGAATCAATCAAACCGGGCAGAACTGAACAACGGATTTGGCTCTGCCCCTATTTATAAAGGAGAGCATTTATTATGGCTGCTAAGGTTATCAACTTTCATTCCCCCGATGGAAAGAACACTTATGAACTGACTTTCACCCGTGACAGCGTGGAAGCTACCGAACGTGCAGGTTTTCAGATTGGCCAGTACACCCAGATGACCAATCTGCTGTCTAACTCTCGTGCCCTGTTCTACGGCGCTTTCATCGCACGGAACAAGGGCATCAAGCGCAAGGTCGTTGATGAGATGTTCCAGCACATTGAGGATAAGGAAGATCTGATGGGCATTCTGCTTGAGATGTTCATGGATGCTTCTAAGTCCCTGCTGGCAACTGACACTGAGGACAAGACCGCAAAAAACGCAACGTGGGAGATTGTGTAACAGCACAATCTCAGGAAACAGACGGAGAGGAAGAGCCATTCTCTTTCTCTAAGCTGTTCCACGATGTAGAAGCCTATTACATCTCCATCGGCATGACCTACGACCAGTTTTGGCACGGCGATGTCTGGCTGGCGAAGGTCTACCGTGACGCAGAGGAGCTGCGGGAACGCAGAGCCAACGCAGAAGCGTGGAGAAATGGTTTTTACATGGCGTCTGCGCTTTCCTCTACGGTTGGCAATATGTTCCGAAAGAAAGGGTCTAAGCCCATCAAGTACATGGATAGACCGCTTCCACTTACTCAAAAGGAGAAAGACGAGTATGAATACCAACGCGCAGTTGAGGCGCAGGAGCGAATCAAGAGAATGATGTTCTCTATGATGGAAAGTGATGGTGGTAGTGATGGCTGATGTTGATATTACGAGCTTATCCGTAGAAATTTCTGCGGAATCGCAGGGCGCAGAGCTTAATATCGACAAGCTCGCTACCGCCATTTCTAATTTGCGGACGAAAGGCAACGTCACAAAGGTTGTAAACAGCCTTGACAAGCTGTCCGGTTCCATTGCAACGCTGAAACAGGCATCCGCTGGAATGTCAGGGCTGGACAAAATCACCAGCTTTCTGAACGGGTTTTCCAACGTCAACACGACTGCAAGCACAAAAAGCATTAACACGGTCGTGAATGCAATCAAGAAGATTCCTGCGGCTGTGTCTGGCTTGAACGGCGTGGACTTTTACTCCATGTCTGGAAGCATTACTCAGCTCACTAACGCTTTGGCTCCACTGTCCATTCTGGACGCATCGAACCTTAAAGCTCTTGGCAGTGCTTTCAATGCGATCGGGAAGGTTCCCGACCTGACCGACAAGCTGAAAGCGACTGACCTTGATTCTTTTGCAAGCTCTTGTCAGAAGATTTCTACTGCCCTTACTCCCCTTGTATCTCAGCTTGACAAGGTGGGCAACGCTTTTGCAAAGCTCCCTCCGCAGTTGAGCAAGGTGGTCACACAGGCCAACCGTGTGACCGCTGCCAACGAAAAGCAGCGCAAGAGCTATCTTAGCCTGTCCAATCAGATGAACGGCTTTATGCGGAACATGGCAAAGCTGGTCTCGCTGAAAGCCATCGCTGAGTATCTTGGCAATGCTGTTGCGAAGTTCAATGACTTCTATGAAGCAACAGACCTGTTCCATAATGCTATGGGCAATTTGAGCGGTGAAGCTGATACGCTCATTAGCAAGATGCAAGGTTTACTTGGCGTTGACCCGACCAAAGCGATGACTTACATGGCTACCATCCAGAGCTTGGGTACTTCGTTTGGTCTGACCAGCGACAAAGCATATATTCTGTCCAAGAATCTGACCCAGCTTGCCTATGACGAAGGTTCCTATTGGAACAAAAACGTTGCAGAGACCTTTACCGCAATGTCCTCCGCAATCTCTGGCGAGATTGAGCCTATTCGCCGTTTGGGCATCGACCTGTCTCAGGCGCGGTTACAGCAAGAGCTTCTTGCTTTGGGCTTTAACAAACAGGTATCTAGTCTGTCTCAGGCGGATAAGGCGGTTCTGCGTTACATTGCCATTATGAAGCAGACTGCCAACGTGCAGGGCAATCTTGCACAGACCATCCAAAGCCCTGCAAACCAGATTAAGATTCTGAAAGCTCAGCTGGATATGCTGGCGAAGTCTGTTGGTTCTCTGCTCTACCCTGCCATGAAATCCATTCTTCCCCCGCTGATTGCTGCTGTTCAGCTCATTCGAGAGTTTGTTGAATGGGTGGCAAAGCTGATGGGCGTGAAGGTCGTGTTTACTGATTTCACCAAGAGCGCTGACAGCGTTGGTGGCATCGGTGACGCAATGGATGACACGGCCGATTCGACAAAGAAAGCCGCCAAAGCCCTCAAGGACTACACGATGGGCTTTGATGAACTGAACATCATTGACCCCACACAGGGAAGTTCTGGTTCTGGCAGCGGCGCATCTGCTGGAAACATCTTGGGCGATGTAGACCTGTCCGGCTACGATATGTTCAAGCAGTACAATGAAGAGTTTGCAAAGCAGATTGATGCTATAAAGCAGAAAATCAAAGATATGCTGCCGGTTATTGGCGCTATTTCTGCTGCACTCGCATTGTGGAA